GTGGCACTGTCTATTATTCTGTTCTTATTTATTTCAACGCTGTATCTATCTCGTTTTTTCCAGCCTGTCTGATTTTAAATGTATTCCTGATAAATACACATCTTTATCAAAAATAAATTCATTCTTGTAATCTCCAACTATGGCAGGAACATCAAGCAACGCTCCCTGAATTTTTTTGAGTACCTGTATAGTTTCCTAATATAAATTGTTCTATCTTAGTTTTTAAGCCTTTGTACTTTTCTATCTGGCAGCAAAGCTTCTATTTCACTTAATAAAGATTCCAAATTTCCAGTGTTTAATTGAGGATATTCTCCTTTCATTGCATCATCTATAAGCTTCAGCAAATCTTTCTTTAATTGATCCGTCAATTCATCAAAATTTATAATATACTTTGGCAAACTCATTTTATGAATCCTCCAATATGTTAAAATCTACCCATAGTATCTTAGAAGAGCCACTTACATTATTAAATACAAAGTATATTTTTTGACCTGTAGTTACTGGATAAAAAACATTGAAGAACTTATTTTCTCCATACTCTTTAGTCCTGACACCAATAAATAACTCTATATCTTCTACTTTTAAATCCCATGTATCCTGAAAATTCCATGCTGATTGAGATGTAGTTATTCCAGTTATTCTTCCACTAGCAGGTATGGCAAATTCCATAGTATGTGCTCCTTCAACAGCTGGAACCTGAAGCATTTCTCCATATATTTTCTGTGTTCCACTTATACCTAAATTTCCTGATAATCCATCAAGCTTAACTCCTAGAGCATTTAATGCATTAATCAGATCTGTATAATTAACACCTTGTATCTTATCTCTTATTTGAGTAAGCAAATCCTCCATTTTATCTGTAGGTACTGTTATAGTTCCAATATCAACATTAACTCCATTTTCAAGATAAGCTTTTATTGCATCCGCCAGCTCATCAAAGTTTATTACATAACTTGGTAAACTCAATTAAATCACTCCCTTACACCTCGGTTATAGTATCAACTAAATTATCTGATCCCTTATTAATCTGTATTGTATCAGTGCTGCCATCAGGATAAGTTGTTTTTATTTGATATACTTTTCCACTGCCATCTCTTATAAGTTCTTCTGACCATTGATCTGAATCAGTGCCATATATACATTTAACTACCTTTTTGTATCAGAATCTCTTATTAGTTGTATTGGATATTCAACAAGTTTACCGGTATACGGCTGCTCCCCTGTATCAACAGAAATCTTATTACCTACATTTCTCTTTCTAAGCTCCTGATTTAATATATAAACAACAGGATTTCTAAAATTGTTAAATCCCATACCAGACATTTTAACTTGCCTCCTTTATAAGACCAGAGTCAAGAAGTTTAGGGAGTGTATATATTTTATTTTTATCTTTCATACCTTGAAGCTGCAAAGTATTTGTATATCCATTGTCAGCATCCACTTCCGTATCTATTCCAACTACCAAATAATATCCTGGGACTGTATTATCTCTTAATAATTTTACTACTTGTCCTATATCAATATCCTTATTACCTAAAGTAGGAAGTATTGTCAAAGGAGTACTGTTTCTCCAATAATCTAGGAACTGCCATCCTGCTACAGCTTTTCGTTTTTCTTGTGTATTGGCCAATGGATTATCTATTATGTCATACCATTTCTCATCATTAAGATATTCTGTCATAGATGTATCTTCAAATTTATCAAAAGCAATATAATCTTGATTCTTAATTTTTACACTACACGTTATCTTGAGGATATTTTTCATTAAAGATGCATCTCTTCCAGCAGTATCAGAAGAATTATTGACAGAATCCCTGTACACCCAATCAAAATGATTTGCATCTCCACCACCTTCAATGTAAGGTGGATACTGTTCTTCTAAATATATAGTTCCATTCTTCCCACATCTTACAGATGCATGCATTGTTTCTATGAAATTTTGTATAACATCCATAAAAACAGTACCATCAGCTATGGTTAAATTTGAAATACTATAATTAGTACCACCTGAGCGATAAAAACCTTAGTCCAACTCTTCTAACTAAATCTGAAATAACATCTGCAGCTGTAGTAGCACCATATTTTATCTGTCCATCACATACATTCAAAAGTCTATAAAACATATCATGGCAGGTCAAGGTTATAGTCTTATCCTGCTCATTGTATTCATACTTTTTAATAATTCCTGAAAACTGACATACAACATCAAACCATATTTCAATCCTGGCGAAGTTATCTATTATTCCAGAATTACCTCCTTGAAATGCTGCAATTGGAAGTTTTTCATATTCTGCTATTATTGTAGCTTCTGATACCTGTGTATCTTTGGCCCTATTTATTCTTATACTTACAAGGCTATTTCTAAGTATTATTTTATCTGCATCTGCAGTACCATAACTTATATAACCTTTCTTCTTGTATATCTCTACTCTAAAATCCATTATCATCACTCACCCAACCGGAAACATCATGATTACATAAAAGATGTATGGCTATATAATATATATCTCCCTCCACAGGAGTTGATGGTTCAAATTGTTCTTGTATATAGCCTTTATAGGTAACATCAAATTCATTAATCAATGTAAGCCTTTCAAAATATCTATTCAAGAACATCAGATAGGTTTCTACATTCTTTTGTGTCTCTTCATCAGTCTCACCTTTAACTTGAAATGCTAAAGTGCATTCAATTATACAATCACTTTTAAAATTCTGCTGAAATTGGGTGTACCCTGAAATAGTTCTAACACCTTTTCTGTAATATGCAGGATAAGGAGGCTTGTAATTGGTTATAATTGCACCTGTGTCAGTTCCATCATCATATAAAAGCTGTATGTTAAACTCTTTTAATCTTTCACGCATAGGAAGATGCCTCCTTATTTCTAATCTCTTATTACATCATTCATAAAGAAATCTACTAATCCATTTTTAAGTGAAGTCTTAGTCATTGATTTTACTTCATCTGTAAGTTTTGCAGTGCCTTTTTCTCCAGTGTCTGATACAGTTACATATAAATTTATCTTTGGATCAAAATTAAGTAATTTAGCTCCCATATTGTTGCTTAATTTTCCAGTATTACTACTTCCATAAGCACCATTTAATGCAATGTTATCAATTCCATGAAAATCAGGTTTTGTATTACCCAATTTTTTGATACCGTTTGCCAAGGCCATAAATCTCTGCTTTATAGGGTTCTGCATCTTATCTACTCCATTTATATACCCTTGTCCTGTATTTACACCAAATTCGTCAAAAACAGTTGAAGGAGAATGTATGCCCAGTACAGCCTTAAAAGTATTTTTATAGAATTAGCTATTGATGTTACTTTATTTTTATTTTACTTCCCATGCTACTTATACCATTAAACTAAGCCTTCAAAAATAAATTTTCCTATCGATTTAAAAGCTCCACCAAGTCCTGAAAATATTGCCTTCCACCCTTTTACAACCATTCCTAAAAACTTTCCAAAACCAGTAAATATATTCTTCCATCCTGCAACAAGCTTACCTAACACTCCACTAAAGTCTGTAAAAATTAATTTCCATCCTTTAATTGACTTGGAGAAAAAAACCTTCCAATAGATTTAAATATAGTTTTTATAGCATTCCCAAAAGCAGATGCATAGTTTTTAAATCCATTCCAATGCTTTATGACCTCATATACTATTAATCCAATTCCAGCTATTATACCTATTGTTATAAGTACTGGAGGATTGATAAGTGCAGGGAGAGCTGTAAAAAACACTTGCGGCTGATCTTAATCCTCTAAATATAGTCCCTACTGTTCTCACTGCGTTACCAAGTTTTTCTCATAGCTCCAACTACTGCCATTGTTGATGTTATGAACTTGCTGAATATAATCATTGTAGGTCCAAAAGCAGCTGCTATAATTCCTAGATAAACAATTGCAGTTTGAATAGGCCTTGGTAAATTAGAAAATCCATTAGCAAGCTTGCCTATAAAATCTGCAGCTTTTCTTATACCTGGTGCAAGGACATCTCCAATTCTTATACCCATAGTTTCTATTGAACCTTTCATTCCTTCAATAGCGCCTTTAAGGTTGTTTTGCATGGTATCAGCCATCTTTTTTCCTTCACCATCACAGTTTTTAAGTCCTTTTTCAAGGCTTCTAAACTTATCTGGTCCCTGATCCACCAATGCTAACATTCCACTCATAGCTTCTTTTCCAAAAAGAGTTTCCATCGTACTAGCTTTCTGCTGTTGTGTTAATCCAGAAGTTTTATCTTTTAATTGCTGTATTACATCTCCTAATGGAAGCATTTTCCCATGTGCATCAAAGAAATTCATTCCCAATTCTTCCATAGTTTTAGATGCACGTTTAGTAGGACTTGCAAGATTAGTCAATGCACTCCTTAAAGTTGTACCTGCTTGAGAACCCTTAATTCCTGCATTACTAAGAAGTCCTATTGCAGCTGTAGTATCTTCAAAAGAAATTCCAAGAGAATGAGCTACTGGAGCAATGTACTTCATAGCTTCTCCAGTGTCTGTTATTCCTGCGTTAGTATCTGCTGCGGTTTTAGCCAATACGTCTGCAACATGAGTAGCCTGGCCAGCTTCCATTCCAAAACCTCTAAGAGAACTTCCTGCTATATCAGATGCAGTTGCTATATCAACATCTCCTGCAGCTGCCAAGCTTAGCATACCCGGCATGGCTTCCAATATCTCATTTGTTTTAAACCCAGCTGATGCTAAAGTTTTCTTGACCTTCAGCTGCTTCAGTAGCACTAAATGAAGTATCTGCTCCAAGTTTTATAGCCTGTTCTCTTAATTTATTAAATCCATTTCCTGTTGCACCACTTATAGCTTGAACCTTTGACATTTGTGCTTCAAAATCCATTGAAGTTTTTACAGCTGCTGCACCAACTCCAACAAGAGGTAATGTCACTGCTTTAGTAGCATTGGAACCAACAGTATTCATTGCACCACTTAAACTTTTAATCCTTGTTTCAGCAGAATTATTTGAATTCATAAACTGTTTCATTTGTTGGCCTGCACTGCTAAGTCCATTTGCAAACCTTGAAGTGTCCAGCTCCATAAAAGCAACTACTGAGCCTGCATTTATTGCCATTCTATTACCTCCTTACATTATTTTCTAAATGTATTTACCAAATTTTTGTAGAATTATCACCTTAAAGGAGGTGGTACTACATGAGATCCATAGGTTTGAATTCAAAACGACTTCTTGAAATTGCTATAGCCGAACATTCTTGTTGTTTAGATAAAAAACTCGAATCAGTTAATAATAATAAAAACTATTCCTCAAAATTTAAATCAATTATTGCTGAAAGAGAAGCTATATTGCAGGCTATTGCCAAGATGATTGAAGAAAACTAATAAAGCTATTTTCTTATCTCTAAAAACCAATGATATTATCAAAGCACAGTAAATCCATAGCTCTATTTATGGTTACTTCTAAAAGCCGGCTTTCATATAAAAGAACTTGTTTTTCTTTTTTTGTCTTTGCTAGAGCAGCTTTTATTTTAAATTTATTCACACTATTTAGAGCACATTTCAGTTGCTCCTGAACTGATCCTTCAGGATTAACTACCCTGTGCTCTATTTTTTTAACCTGTTGTTTCACATCTTTGTACAAGCTCATTACCTCCTTTTAGTGCATAAGAAAAGCACCTACTATAAAAGTAAGTGCTCCATTTTAAGCTGTTTTCTTTATTTTTGTTGATATTTTAATAATGCCATCAAATAATCTTATCATATAACTTTTAACCTTTTCTGATTTAACATTATTATGGGAAATCCATTGATTTTTCATATCCATTATTTCATTAGTTGTAAAATGTTACTAATAAATATACTCCATATTTCATTGTAATATCTTTAAGCTCCATATTTAGCTTTTTATTATGTTCTATCTTGTCTACAACAGCAGTATCAATTCCATTCTTTTCACAAACTATTCTATATATGGACATCTTTATTGCCTCCCCCATCTTGAGATCATCAGCAATAAATTTGCAAGCTTGAAGTTGCTCTAAAACTGGTGCTTTACTTTGTGATACTGGACTTTCTATCTTAAAATATTCTTCAATCTTTCTTACAACATCTTCTGATAAATTCAATAAATCTATTAGCTTGTATACTCCCTGTTTTGAAATAACAATCAAGGAACCTATCCATGGAGAAAAATTGTTTTCTTTTTTAAACTTTTTAAGTTCGTTGGCTTCCAATAAAAAATAGTCAATACCAATAGTAAAATGTTTATTGCTCCTAACTATATAACTGATATTATGAACTGAGGTTTCTGTAAGAAATTCTAAATCCTTAAACACCATTACTAGGCTACCGTTGTAAAACTTCTTAATCATCTTGTATGACTCTTGAATTTTTGACTGCTCAGATTTCTCCGTTGAATACACTCCTGTTTTTCTTATTGATGGAAGCACTTCATCGGCTACCCAATCTGAAAATTTTTCAGCATTAGGTTTATTGCTTTTAAAAGCTAATTTATAAACTCCACTCTCTGTAAGAAATTTCTCACCTGCGTTATTTAACTTGATTAATATTCATTTTAGATAAATAATTTCTAACTGTACTTTCTGCCATTTCTAAACAATTACCTACATGATATGGATTAAAATAAATAACACCATTCAATTCAAAAACTTCTACATGTTGTTCTTCAAATATCATTAAATTATTTTCCATATTATACCCTCTCTTTCAATTTTTATTTCATTGAGTGAGATTATTAACTATGATATAATATTTCATAGGGAGTAATCTCTAAATGAGATAGTCTGTAATCGCCAAATTACAAGAGAGACTATCTCATCTATTTTTTACCTAGTTCGCCATACAAATCCTTTTTAATGAGTCCTACTATATAATCTTTAAGTGAAATCCCCTTTTTAGCAATATTTATTTTTATATCTTTATGCAAATTATCGTCAATTCGTATGGTAATAGTTTTTCTGCCATATTTTCACCTCCTGCATTTAGTATATACTGCAATACTGCAAATGTCAAGAGGCTAAATATTTTGCATCTAAAAACGAACCACTTAAGTGATTCTTTTTAGTTATCCGTAATAGCTATAATAAAACATTAATCCAGTTAATAGAAAATAGAATGACGTCGCTAAACCATATAACATGCCAGCTTGCCATCTCTTTCTAAAAAGTATGGGTTTAATCATAGACATTATAAACAATATAAAAAAGAAAATCGTAACACAAAAAAGTATCCATTTAATCATAATGTCCCTCCAAAATAACTTAACTTATTAATCAGCAGGATTACCTTTATTGGTATAAGTTATTGGAACATCTTTACCAGGTATCTTATCTCCTCTTAATGTTAATTCGCTTTCATTTACAAATATTACTACTTCAGCATTCCAGGTATCCCACAGCTTGCCATAATAATCTTTAGTAGGTTGTCCGCCCTCGCCATCATTAAATCCACTAAGTTGTCTTATCCCACTATCTATTAAACTTTTAGCATTTTGTTCATTTAATGGCACTTTTGTTTGTATTGCTATCTTAATAGTGCTTTTGTCTTTATGCACTCCTACCCCGTGCATCTCTGACAAGCTCATTCTGTTTACAACGTTTTAACTGTTAAATCAATAGCTTGTTGAGTAGGCGCTATTAAAGCCTGTTTCTTTTCTGTGGTGTCACCACAAGCAGTTACACCTATGAGCAATATCCCAGTTAAAATTATTCCTAATAATCTTTTCATATCCATGACCCTCCAAATTATTATATTTTTATTGTGCGGTAAACGAAGTTTGTGCCTTAGCATTTCCAGCAGTTACATCTATATTTACTGGAAAACCAGAGGTAGATGTTCCTATCTTAATTGGGATTATTGCTTTTCCATTGTTTCCTATTACTCCAGTATAGGGTGTGGTAGTTGTTTTATAATTACATATAGCAGTTACTTTACTTCCTGGAAGTCCAGTAACAGTTAAATGTATAATAGAATTTTTCCTAGGACTGTGATTATCCAAAGAAACATTTATGTTATTATTAGCTGGAGTAGTATTCTTAGTATTTGCAACAACGGGAACTATTTTTCCTGAATCAATACTGTTTTGTAAATTATCAAGGTCTTTTTGTAGATCGCTAAGTCCCTTTTGTAAATCACTATTATTTGTAATAGGTATACTTACATAATTGGAATTAGCCGTTGTGGCCTTAACCGGTGTAACATTTCCACTTACTGTTGGTGGCTGCCAATTTGAACTAGCAATCCTTTCACTTTGGTCTTTGAAATAAGCCTGTTGAGCATTATAGTCTAAAAGTATAGATCCGAAAAACAATAACAAGCAAATAATACCAGGTACACCATATCCTAATACAGCCTGCCACTTTTTTTTGAATAATATTGGATTAAGTATCATAGATTTTGCAAACATTATTAAAAGTACAATTCCAATTAAATATAATATCCACATAATAACATTCCTCAATTAGATAAATTTTACTATATTGTAACAAAATATTCATATCTTGTCCAATAATTGCTATAGTAATTTATTATGCTTCATCATCCATTTAATTGTATCTTCATTGCTATTTGTAGTGATATGTTTCTTGTCATCCCATTTAGGTGTTCTTGGTTTTTCTTTAGAAAGTTCACTCAATATATAATCACACGCTTCATCAAAACAGAAGGCATCATAATCAGTTTTTTATGCTTAAAATTTGACTTGGCCTTATTTTGTAGGCCTTTGACATCACTATTACTGATAGCACCCTTTGTGATCTTACGAAAGGATTTTAACCCTTCCACCCCCTGCTGGCTGTAGGCCCAAAGTTCAAATTTCTGCACATCCGTGAGCTTTAAACCTGCTTCTTTTAATTGCTCTATACTCGGCTCAACCAGAGTATTTTCGCAAATTATATCTATTATTTTCCCATATTCTTTTAAGTCTAGTTTTTTGAATATCTTCCTGATAAAATAACTTTCTTGCTACTCCTAAAAGCTGATTAGGTATTTCTCCACTTTGGCATAGTCCCAAAATTGAAAGTCGTTTTTACTCTTACCCGAATAAGTTTATCGCCAGCAAAAGGCTGCAATTCTATCACTTCTGTAGACTGAGTTTTTTAATTCTTCCATACTTGTTACTTTTAATTCATCCATTTAAAACCCTCCTATGCTGTAGTAAACTCAACTGTTACTGATGTTGTATTGCCACTTCCATCAGCTTTTCTTATGGATGCCGCAGTAGCTTGATAAGTTACACCAGCGCTTATACTTGTAGGCACAAAAGTAATAATCTTTTTAGTTATATCCATAGTTACATCACCTGGAACAACTGATCCATCTGATTTTTTAGTAACTTTAAAATTGATACCTATTACGTCTGCATCATTTACAGCATCAGCAAATGTCCATGTTACCTTACAATCTGTTCCTATAGTAACTCCCGGAGTTCCCGTAGATTCATCTGGAGTAGTAGGTGCTGGCGGACTAGGTACTGTTGCACTAGTATCTCCTCCGGTGCTTGTTTCTCCATCAGGTAATGTATCTACAAAAGTAATATATACAGGCTTTTCGCCTTTCTTTGGCCTGCTAGTTGATTCAAATTCAGGTACATAGAACTTTCCATCCTCAAATTGAAATTCAACTGGTGTTCCCTTATTATGCTTAAAAGAGAATTGTACATATCTAAGCGTTGATGAATCATAATCTTTTTCTTCGCTGTATAAATTCAATGTATATGGAGTTTTATTTACTGCTTTTCCTACTTCTGCACCCTCATATCCCATTGGAGTTGAAGTACCTCCATCCACTAATGCCATAGTTTCAGGAGAGAATGTATTATCTGTAAGTTTTATATTATATCCAATACAGATATCTTCAGTTCTATTCATAGCAAGTACTCTATTTTTTACCCTAAGTATGTCTTCTTTACCCTTACTTAGATCAGGTTTTGCATCTGCTTTTTCAGCAGTATCAAAAATAAATGCTTCACCTGTTATTTCGTTTATTATCTCTGCCAACGCTATATTAGCAATTGGCAAAGATGAAGTTTCAGTCTCTGACATTATATTTTACCTCCTCAATCTTTGAAATGTTTGATATTCAACTGTTTGCGTATATCCATTTACTGTATCGTCTAAAACAACGGGTGTAATATTCCCTGTAGGTCTTATATAATCGTTTTAATTCACTTTAAAAAAATCTTGAATCTGTGTAGTATATGGTTCCATGCTTGAATAATTGTTTTAGGACAGTAAATAATTATATCTAATGTCTGAGATCCTATTTTATTACTGCCCTGAAATCCCATAGTTCCAGTAGTTTTTTACTACAATATAAGAAGATGTACATTTCCCTTCGTGTTGTGCTGGAGAATACACATCCACCCCTTTACTTTTGAGTAATAAAAAACACGTTCCCATACGGTACGCGGCGTGTATGTTCCATTTATATAATTTTGCAATGTATCTCCTGGAACTGCATATTTAAAACTAATTTCTGCCATAACATCACCTTATTTTAAAAGATTAGCCATGCCACTAATAAATTCAGGAGTAAGCTTCCTAACTGTAGGCCTTAATATTGCATACTTGCCCTCATTAGCAAGTTCCAATTGAGAAAAAGAAGGAGCTACCTCCATACCAACTTCATCGTCTGAACTTGTACCTTTTGCATGAGCTAGTTCAAGATATGGAGAGTAATTCATATTTCCAGCTACAAAGGCACTACATTTATTTTTATCTTCCCATTTGAATCCACCTTTTATAGTCTGTCTTGCATTCCCTGTTCTATCTTTCCATTTAGCATTATTCTTAGCATAACCTTCCATCTTTTTACCGGAACTGTCACAATAAATCCCCACTGCAGCTTTCACTTTTCCATTTACTCCACCACTTCCACTAGCAATTTTCTTCAAGAAGTCAGATGCATCAAACTTAAAACCATCCATAATTCTCATTCCTTCCTTTTCAAGTAAGTATCCCAGACAATATCTTCAATGTTACCCTTATCAATTATTTCATATATAACATCATCAAGTTTAAAATAATCATGCTCTTTTATTTTTTTAACTTCATCATCTAATATAAATAAAAGCCTATCTTCATAGTTTCTGTTTAAATTTGCTCCATCATTTATAAAATTGGTTATATAAGTACCACCTTTATGATAATATCCTTTGACAGTACAAACATATTGATCTTCTTCATATTCTCCAAATATATTCTCGCCTTTTCTTAGAATTATTATATCCTTCATAAATGGAGCAACTTTTCTTACGAGTTGTCTCCTTATTCTCTGTTTTTTAGTTTCATCCCATCTCATTGGCCGTCAGCTCTCTTCATGATAGTAATATATTGAGGTGCTGGCTTAAACTGTTTTGCAAGTGCAAGCCAGTATTCTCTATTACTAGAAAGTTTTATATCAGACAATGTAAGCGAATCATCTGCTACAGCTTTTTTCATGCATCCTTCATAACTTGCAGCTTGTATATCTCCATTATTTTTATCCAGCAATAACTGCAGGTCCTCATCATCAAAATAAGGATACTCTTTCTCTTGTAGATTGAATTTTAATATATCTAAATCACTAGTCATATTTTCACCTACTTACCATCTGCAGGTGGATTTTGTGGTGGAGTAGAATCTTGTATACTATCTTGATTAATATATTTTATATATCCTTTTTTCTTAAACTCCTCCAAATCAGATTCTCTTATTTTAAGTTTCTCTCCTGCTTTCTTAATTTCATTGTCATACTTTACATTCAATTTAAGAGTTACTTCGATCATAGTTTCCTTGGTTGCTGCCATTTTTATATCATCCTTCCTTTAAATAAATTGAGCATAGAGACTAAAATTTTCTCTATGCTACTGTTGCTATAAATACCTCATCTGAATGTTCAAATGAAGGCATACAAATTTGAGATACTTTTGTCTGTATCTGCACTGGATCTGTTTGCTTTACAGTAGT